TGTTGATTATGTTATTGCTTCTGATACCGATTCTATGTATCTTAATCTTGGTCCTCTTGTTGACAAGGTATTCGCAGGACGAGAGAAAACTAATGAGAGCATTGTTACATTCCTTGATAAGGTCTGTTCTATGGAACTTGAAAAGTATATTGAAAGTTCTTACCAAGAACTGGCCGACTACCTCAAGGCGTATGACCAGAAAATGAAGATGAAGCGTGAGAACATTGCAGAGCGTGGTTTCTGGACCGCCAAGAAACGCTATGTTCTTAACGTCTGGGATAGTGAAGGTGTGCGGTATGCTAAACCTAAGATGAAAATCTGTGGCATGGAAACCGCTCGCTCATCTACTCCTGCTTACTTCCGAGATAAGCTGGAGCAAGCATATCGTATCATCATCACTCAAACAAATGATGAGTTGATTGATTTCATTAATGAAATTAAAGATGATACTAAGAAGCAGAATTATCTTAATATTTCATTCCCTCGTGGATGCAATGGTCTGAAGAAGTATCGCAGCAGTGCTGACATCTATGAAAAGAAATGCCCGATTCAGGTTCGTGGTGCGCTACTGTATAATTATTACATCAGAAAAAATAAACTGGAGCACAAGTATCCTCTGATCCAAGAGGGTGAGAAGATCAAGTTTCTTTATCTGAAGACACCTAATCCTATCGGAGAGAATGTTATCGCTTTCTTCCAACAACTTCCTAAGGAACTGAACCTTGAGAAGTATGTTGACTATACGACACAGTTTGAAAAGTCATTTCTTGAACCACTGAAAACTGTGCTACAATGTATTGACTGGCAATATGAACGTCGTGGTTCTCTTACAAGTTTTTTCGCATGAGGTATTATGAGTTTCCTACAATCTGTTATTAAGGAGTTAGATAATGAATTCGCAGCTGTTGTTGAAGATGGAATCGCTACTGGTGATTGTGAGTCGTTCGTTGACACTGGGAGCTACATTCTTAATGCTCTCATTTCTGGTAGCATTTATGGTGGACTACCCGCAAACAAAATTACGGCGCTCGCAGGCGAATCCTCAACTGGTAAAACTTTCTTTGCTCTCTCAATCGTCAAACACTTCCTTTGCAACAACCCAGACGCTCAGGTAATTTATTTTGAAACAGAATCAGCTGTATCGAAAGACATGATGGTTTCTCGTGGCATTGATGTGAAACGTGTCGGTCTGGTTCCTGTATCTACAGTGCAAGAGTTTCGCACTCAATCTATCAAGGTGGTGGATGAGTATATGAAACTGAAAAAAGAAGATAGACCACCTCTTCTGTTTGTTCTTGACTCTCTCGGTATGTTGTCTACATCAAAAGAGATTCAGGATGCTACCGATGGTAAAGAGACACGAGACATGACTCGTGCTCAGGTGATTAAATCTATCTTCCGTATTCTGTCACTCAAACTCGGTCAGGCAGGAATTCCTCTCATTGTGACCAACCATACATATGAAGTAGTTGGTGCATATGTGCCAACGAAAGAAATGGGCGGCGGCACTGGATTGAAGTATTCTGCATCAACAATTCTCTTCCTATCAAAGAAGAAAGAAAAGGATGGCACTGAAGTGGTTGGTAATATTATCAAGGTGAAGGCACAGAAGTCGCGCTTCACAAAAGAAAACTCAGACATCGAAACGAGGCTCTTCTATGACGCACGGGGATTGGATAAGTATTATGGATTACTGGAGCTGGGTGAGAAATACGGAGTATTCCAACGCAAGGGCAATCGGATTGCTGTTGGGGAATCTTCCGTTTATCCTTCTGTTATTCTTGCCAATCCTGAGAAGTATTTCACCGAAGAAGTAATGCAGGCACTTGACGAGTGTGCCCAGAAAGAGTTTCTATATGGAGTAGTGGATGGAGAGAATTGAAACAACTATACTACGCAACCTTCTGTGCAACGAACAGTTCTACAGGAAGGTTGTTCCCTTTGTAAAACCAGATTACTTTAATGAGATTCATGAAAAAGTAATCTATGAAGAGGTGTGGAACTTTGCTAGCACCTATGAGTTGGTTCCTACGAAGGAAGTTCTAACAATCAATTTAGAAGCGAGGAAAGATTTAAATGAGGAAGTATATCAAAACGCAGTTAAAACGATTGCTGAACTTAACGATTCGGCGGTCGAATACCAGTGGTTGCTTGACACCACAGAGAAGTGGTGCAAAGACAGAGCAATCTATCTCGCCTTACTTGAGTCAATCAAGATTGCGGATGACAGCAATAAGAAAGTATCAAAGGATGCGATCCCAGCAATCCTTCAAGAGGCCCTGGCAGTATCTTTCGACGAACATGTAGGTCATGATTATCTAGAGAATAGTGTAGAACGTTATGAGTTCTATCATCGGGAAGAGAATAAGATTCCTTTCCATCTGGAATACTTCAATAAGATTACCAAAGGTGGTCTTCCTAACAAGACACTTAACGTAGCTCTTGCTGGCACAGGTGTAGGTAAGTCACTCTTCATGTGTGACCTTGCTGCACATTGTTTGTCTATGGGTAACAACGTTCTCTATATCACTCTAGAGATGGCGGAAGAAAAGATTGCTGAACGTATTGACGCTAATCTTTTCAACGTCAACATCAAAGACCTTCCCGATTTGCCTGAGACAATCTTTCAGAGTCGCATCAACGAACTGAAAAGAAAAACTCATGGTCGTCTAATCATCAAGGAATATCCTACAGCATCTGCACACGTTGGTCATTTCAAATCACTGCTGAATGAACTTCAACTAAAGAAGACATTCAAACCAGACATCATCTTTGTTGACTATCTAAATATCTGTGCTTCTGCAAGGTATAAAGGAGCTATTGTAAACTCCTATACTTATGTCAAGGCAATCGCAGAAGAACTTAGAGGATTGGCAGTCGAACATGACGTACCACTCGTCAGTGCCACCCAAACTACAAGGTCTGGGTTTGGTAATAGTGATGTCGATCTCACTGATACAAGTGAGTCCTTTGGTTTGCCAGCTACTGCTGACTTTATGTTTGCTCTCATCGCTACAGAGGATCTGGAGAAAGATGGGAAGATTATGGTCAAGCAGTTGAAGAACAGATACAATGACCCTACCATGTATAAGCGTTTCCTTGTCGGGGTTGACAGAGCACGAATGAAGCTCTATAATGTAGACAACGCTGTTGACTTATCTTCTGACAAAGAAGAAGAGTATGACTTTGAAGAGATGGCAGCGGAACAAAGCAGAAACACTCAAAACAAATTTACTAGTTTTATAATGTAATGTTTGAAATTTCTGAAGATATAAAAATTAAAGAAGAGATATTTGACAATTCAATTATCTACACCATAGATAATTTTTATAAAAATCCTGATGAAATAGTAAATTATTTTTGGCAATATAAACCTAAATTGTGGAAAAATTACGAATCACCGACATACAATAATATTCATTTTGAAGATAGAAGACATATGATTTTGAATAAAGAAATAGATAAAATATATTTGTTTCTTCAAAATATATGCAATCAAGAACCATTAAATTCTAACTACTGTATGTTGTGTTCAAATGCTTCTAGATTTTATAAAAATAAATTTAATGATTATGGAAATAATTACTGGTGGCCTCATACAGATTCTGGTTATACAGCAATAGTATATTTTAATAAAAATGATTTTGAGTCAGGAACTAATCTGTACAAAATAAAAAATAATCTAGAAGAACCTCCTAAAAATTGCCCAGAACATTTCCAACCATGGAGAAAAAAAAGCAATTTTAATTTAATAAAAAAAATAAAACCAGAATATAATAGATTAATATTTTTTGATGGATTAAAATTTATTCATGGCATGAATATATGCAATGATAGATATTTTTCAAATGAGTATAGATTTAATCAAGTATTCTTTTTCCAAAACGCAAATTACCAAAACGCAAATTCTTACCATGACAATTGATTTTAATAAGTATGTCGAATTCGTTGCCTGTGTAACGAGCCCTGCATCTCGTGATAATACTGAGTTCATCAATCGCATGATTGAACTGAAAGAACAAGGTGCTGATCCTCAACGACTTCTGACCGCTGCTGCTGGTATTACTGCAGAGGGTGGTGAGTTTACTGAGATCGTAAAGAAGATTGCATTCCAAGGCAAACCATACAACCAAGATAATATCTTTCACATGAAGCGTGAGCTTGGTGACATTCTGTGGTACATTGCTCAGGCATGTATCGCTCTCGATGTTTCGTTTGAAGAACTTGCTCAGATGAACTTTGAGAAACTGAGTGCTCGATACCCTGAGGGAACCTTCAGCATTGAGCGAAGTGAAAACCGAGTTGCTAACGACCTTTGATTCTCACCTCTCCTAAATAATTAGGAGAGGTTTTTTCCTATGAAGATAAATGATTTAGTAAGAAATGGTGGCGATTATATGAGACGCCTTACCACATTCTTTGATAAAGGATTGAATAGAAATGGAAAAGTAAATCAATTTCTGACTGACATTGGTGTTGTCAGTGTTGAAGGTTTTGAAATAAGTTTGCTTCGGAATAAAAAAGTAGTGACACAAGAATTCTTTTTTGTGGACATGAAAAGGAATAAACCTTTAGAAGACGCAGCTAAAGAAATGTTTATTTCTGTTGCCAACGCTGGTTTACGCGGTAGAAATAACATTGAGTTTACTTGTAACATCTATGATCCAGAGAACAAATCTACTGGTATTATGAATAGGGATATCTATTTGGATATCACCGACTTTGTTAAGACCGATGAGTTTGGTGGTCAACAAATAGGTAGTACAAAAGTTAACATGGGAAATAAGTATGAAGGTGATTTAGCTGAAGATTTAATACTTTATGCTAATGGACATAAACCCAAAAATTACCCAGATCATGTAAGTACAATTATTTCTACTCTCCAAAATAAATTAAAAAAATCATTAGTTAAAGCGGAACATGTTGGTGGCAAAAATAGTCCTAGACCTTTAGTTGTTAATAGTGGAAACATTCAAATCTCAGCTGGTGGCGTAACGACCTTTGATATTGGTGCTACTCTTACAGATATTACTTTGTATTTTGGTCCAGAAAAAACCCCCGTATATTTGTCAGTTAAATTTGGAAGTACTTTGTCATTCTTTAATTGTGGTATATCTGGTGGTGGTAAAGGTAATATTTCTTTGTTCCCTAAAAATGAACTTGAAAAGATGAATATACCAGATGACGGGAAAACATACTTAGATATGTTTGGTATTGATTATGTAGATTTTTTGGATGTTTTTCATAAGTACACTGGCGACAAAAAATCGTCTCCTACAATCTCAAATCATAGTAGGCAAGTAAACTTAAATGCCAATCGAAAAGCAGCACTACAGAATCTATGTGCCTCTGGTATTGGATATGGATATTGGATGGTTCACTACGATGGAACTAGTTTAGAGTTTTACGAAATAGATAGTGAGTATATGAATAAAGCATCTACTCTGGTAGGAAATACTATAGAGATTGACTATGGTGGTTCTTCTGGTAGAGGAAAAAGAATCGATATGTCTTTTGAAACACAGAAGTATGAATTTAAATTTAACATTAGAAATAAGTCGGGTGGAGTATTCCCAACACACACTAACGGAGATTATTTTAAAAAATGACCAAGAACACTCACTTAGAGCACATAGAAGATCTTATGCTCATGTTTGGGGAAGATGGGGTGAAGGAGTCATTTGAGTATATTGATGATTTAGTGAGAACTTTTTCTGGCGATCCAAAGAATAGCAAAAAATTTTCTACTAAGTGGGATGGAGCACCTGCTATTTTCTGTGGACCAGATCCTGTCGATGGCGAGTTCTTTGTAGCAAAGAAAGGGATATTTAATAAGACACCACAACTCTTTAAATCTATCAGTGAGATACAGCAAGATAAAATTGCTGATGGATTGAAAAAAGTATTTACTTATGTCTTTAAATATATGAAACCACTTTACGATAGTGGTAAATTAAAAGACGTTGTTCAGGGAGATTTTTTGTTTCACGAAGGAACTAGGAAGATAGTTAACGATGTTCATAAAGAAAAATGTATTGTATTTAAACCTCAATTAATTTCTTATTGCATCCCAGATCATGATGAACTATACGATGCTGCTAAAAATTGTAAAGTATGTGTTGTCATTCATGCAAGATATCCAATTGCGAATGCTAAAACAGTTCAAGATCTATCTGTAAATTTTGGATTTGATGCATCTGAACATTCAAACAGAGATATTCTTATTTTAACACCTTTCACTTCGGAACTTGGTTCTTCCATGATGATCACTAAGGCAGAAAAATCAAAACTAATTAATTGGAAAAGAACTGCCACGAGAACTTTGCCACAATGCTCTAAATTTTTAAATGAGATTTCTGAATCATATGAAGATAGTTGGAGCATCACTTATTTAATTAAACAATATTTTAACACTAGAGTGAGGGAAGGGCAAAAAGTTAATAGTGCAAAAAAATTCTACGAAGATTTTGTTGAGTATTGGGAAGAGAAGTTTCGCAAAGAGATTGACAAGAAAGCTTCGGCAAAAGCAAAAGCAAAATGGCGCAAACAAATGTTTGATGGAATCGTGTATTTAAAGAAGAATAAATCTTCTTTCATACAGATGGTTGCCCTATATAATACAATCCAAAACATTAAAAATATTTTTGTTCCCAAACTTGAAGCAGGTGAAAGATTTAGAACTTACTACTATGATGAGAAAACTGGAACATATGATGTCGGCAATCAAGAAGGTTATGTTGCTATACGAGAATCTGATAAAGCAGTTAAACTTGTTCAGCGATTGGGCGGATTCAGTCAGAGAAACTTTAATGAGATGAAATCTTGGGCTAAGAAATGAAAAGAGTAGTAGTAACTTGGGGTAGATTAAATCCCCCAACAATAGGACATCAAAAATTAATTGAAAAGACCGCCAAGTTTGCTAGAAGATGGGGTGCGGATTATTATATTTTTGCTACTCATACCGTAGATAAAAAAAAGAATCCGCTGAAGTCGGACAGAAAAGTGGAGTGGATGAAAAAGATGTTTCCGACACACGCAAATCATATCATCTATGATCCTTCTATTAATGTTATCGAAAAGATGTTAATTTATATACAAGAGTTAGGTTATGATGAGATAGCATGGGTCGCTGGATCTGATAGAGTTCCTGAATATAAATCTAGGTGGGCGGAAACTTATAACGGAAAAAATTATTATTTTCCATACTTTAAAGTTGTGAGTGCGGGCGAAAGAGATCCAGATGCTGATGGTGCATCTGGTATGTCTGCTAGTAAAATGAGAGCAGCAGCTGCAGATGGCGATACTGCAACATTTAGAAAAGGTATTCCAGAAACATTAGATAATTCTCATGTCATTCAATTAATGAAAGAAGTACGAGAGGGATTAGGTATTAAATGAAATCACTGAAAGAACTGCTACAACAATCAAAACAAAAATCTTACATGCTTGGCAACATGTTTGCTGAGGGTGACTGGGTGCAGAATAATCTTGGCGAGGTTGGCAAGATTCATAGACGTGGCGTGAACTATATTATCGCTGTTACTGAGGAAGGTAAGATGTTTCGTGCATGGGTAAAAGACATTAAAGAACATTGTGGTTGTGATCACGAAGAGATGACAGCGAAAGAGAAAGTCAAAGCATTTATAAATAAAAATAAAAGGCAAAAGAAAAATGACGATTGACGAGTTTTCAAAACATCTGATTGAGCGAGCAGTTGCCGAGTTAGGTGAGGCAAAAAATAAAGAAGGCAAAGAGCAAGGTGCTGATGGCAAAGCTTGCTGGAAAGGATATAAGTATGCTGGCACAGAGAACGGCAAAGATAAGTGCGTGAAGGCTGAAGAAGTAGAGAATCCAGAGAAAGAAGAGAAGGGAGAGAAGAAGCATAAGGAAGGTAAGGCAGAAGAGAAAAAAGAGATGAAGAGTGAAGCAAGAGATATGCCTGGCAATCAAGAGAAGATTGATGCCAACAAAAATGGTAAGGTAGACGCTCATGACTTTGCACTTCTACGTGCAAGAAAGAATAAGAAGTCTGTCAAGGAAATGTGGGAAAAAGCAGCAGAAGTGCAGGAGGGCTATGGAAAGGCAAAAAAGTCTCTAAGCAAGGAGGAATGGGAGGAAGTTGTTGACGAAGGCAAGAAAGTAGAAATTGAAATCATGCCCCAAGTTGATACTCCCAATGATCCTGAACCTGTGACTGGTAAGAAAGCAAAGAAAGAAGTAAAGAAAGAAGAGTATGATGTAGAAACTGCTAACCAGTTATGGTTAGAAGTTGGTGAGCGTTTAGAAAAACTTGGTGATATGGATGATGTAAACTTTAAAGTTCTTGGTGAGAAGAAACTATCTGCTGCTGAAAAAACAAAGAAAGAAAAGTTTGTGAAAGGAATGAAAAAGAAATTTGGTTCTTTTAAATCTAAGTATGGTGAAAAAGCAAAAGATGTAATGTATGGCACTGCTACAGCGATGGCAAAAAAAGCAGCTAAATAATTTGAGTCCTATAGGAGATCATTATGTCTGCTCTAATCGCATGGGCTGTTGCTAACCAAGCACTTATCGCAACTGTACTTTTTGCAGTTTCTGAAGCACTTGGAGCAAACCCAAAAGTAAAGTCAAACGGTATTCTTTCACTTATTCTTCTTCAAGTTCAAGCACAATTGAAGAACAGAGGTGCTAAAGATATCACCCCCTGACACTCGGTTCACATAACCATTCTGGGATGTTCGCATCCCTTTTTTTATAAATACTTTTTAGAATACGAATATTTTATAGAGGAAACCGATGGCAATTTTCGGAACAATCGACGCAAAAGCGTTGGCAAATAATTTGAGCGTTACTAATAACAGCACGACTGTAACAACAACTGGTGACTTTACTGACAGAACTTCTAATAACTTTGTGCAAGCAGGGGATGTTCTTTCTCTTGGTGGCGTTCAGTATAGTGTTGAGTCGGTAGTTTCTGCAACCACACTCAAACTAAAGGTTGCATATGCTGGATCAACTGGCACAGTTACCGCTGCTAATGCTATTCGCAGAACACCTCCAAAGGAAGTTGCTGCACTTCTTCTTCATGAAAACTCACAGAACGCACACTTCCCTTCAGGAACAAATCTTCTATTCATCGATGACACTGAAGCTGCTCTCGATGAGAACAAGGTTCGTGGTCTCAAGTGGCCAGGTTGGTGGGCATATAGAACCTACACTGATGGCGATGGCAACACCCGCCATAAGGCAGAGTGCTTAGCATTCGCTAATCAGACCGCTGCTAATGCTGGTGACTATGGTGCTGCTGATGGTGGCACAGAAGATAACCCCGCTGCTGACGTTGCATCTGCTGTAACGATTACTGCACAACCTGCTGCTGTTACTGGTGCTGCAACTCCATTTACAGGAACCTTTGCAGTTACCACTTCTACAACTGGCACACCTGGAACTCTTATTTACAAGTGGCAGTATCAAACATCCGCACAAACAACCAAGTGGACGGATCTTACAGATGCTGGAGTATACTCTGGTTCCACAACAGATACTCTCACACTTACTGCTGCTGCTAAAGCAACCTATAATGGTTACAAGTTCCGTGTGAAGATTACATCTGCTGGTGGTACTGAAGAGGTTATCTCCAATAGTGCTTCACTAACCTATGCATGATAAAATATGATCTT